TGGGTATCACGCGTGAATGGTCCAAGGGGGACAACTATGAAAACAAACATATGGTGGGATGATGATGGAAATGTTTTTAGCAAACGTAAAATAAAAGCTGGGGACGAGCTACTTGTTAGCTATGGACCTTCTTATTGGAGAGGCTTTCACCGGCATCAGAAGAATAAGACTATGAAAAAGAAGAAGCACACTAAATAAACAACTGCCATTTTTTGACATCCCCAACTTCTGACGGGTTCACTTGGAACTGGTCAAAAGCTGGATGTGTAAATTGCTGGGATGGAATCGCGTTATGTATAGATGTTGCTATATGATTATATAAATCAAAATTGGGAAACCTCTCGGATCCATCCGCATTGACTAGGACATTCTCACCATTGTCATCCACCATCCACGACCACAGGCAATTATAAAGTGGCGATACGGATTTAAGAACAGTAAGGCCTTCTTCCGAACTGAGGACTTCTTTACTCTCGCAGTTTTCGGGTTCTTCTGGGAAAAGAGCTTCAAACAAACTCACGGAAAGTCGGCACAGATCAAACGAGGGGTTTGGGGGAATTTCAGGATCTGCTCCCTCGGTCAATGGTTCAAATGCGTATTGGCCGCCCGCATCATTCCCATCCCGAAAATCGTCACTGATGAATTGCGTTCCGTTTATGGTAAAAATGGAACGGCCATAATCGATGATCCGAAAGAGTTTTCCGAATGTAGGGACCTTAAATGTTGCGCCAGATTTGAGAGTGTAATATAAAAATTCCTCGCTTGTAGGAATCCATACAATATTATTGGTGTGGAGGTCATTGTGCGTAAATCCAAACATGGCCTGGGCCACTGTAAGCGCGGCAATCACTTGAAACAGCCACGCAGACCACCGAATCTCCCACTCGGGCGTCCCATGTTTCGCCCCCACAAGTTCTATAGAATCAAGAAGCTCATCCATAGTGCCACTATTTTGTTCAATGGCGATAAGCATCACTGGGAAATCGTTCAATTCTGCGTATATCTTGTAAGTATCATCCACCTCTTCAGATAATGCATCGGATAACTCGGATTCACTGCGCTGATTATTCTCTGTGAATGAAATATCAGACATTCCATCTGAATGAAGAGATGCCATGTCATCGGATATTTTGACATCTATAACTTCATCATCGTCCGAATCCAAATCCACAGAGATATCGCCTGCTTCTGAACCCGAATCCGAATCCGAATCCGAATCCGAATCAAGAACAGATGGCTCGCGTAAATATTCATCCATGATATCCTCGGGAACATCTGTCCCAGGATGTACACGATCAAGGATGCATAGTTTGAAAAGGGAATTCTTCTGACCCCTCCAGAACCAGGGCGAAGTTCTATATTCGCCGATCTCTTCCGTCAGATTGTATCTATATATGTCGGCCCTAGCACAGAAAGCTCCATAAAATTCATTAAAGTGGGGTGAGATACCTTCATCTCGAAGGCGGCCAAGAGCATAGCTTGCTACAGCCTCTACATATGCCTGGTTCCAAGAATCCTGTAGTTTGGTCCATGCGGGAGCCCATGTTTGTGTATCCCAAGGCAGACCATTTTGCTTCGGCAAACTGTATTTCCCTTTCATCCATCGGATAGGATCCAGGAGGTGGGTGACTTTCATGTAGGCTGATTGCGACCGTGTTTCACTCGGGGACATATCTCCGGATACATCGACATTGGGCACGAGTTTCAGAAAACAGGGCCCCGATGTTCCGGAAATATCAATTCCCCTAATTCTCCACTTGGAATCGAGCCATACGCTCTCCTTGTGCTTCCCTTTGAGGTTATACAGACTCGATAGCGTGGGGAAAAAGGTCTGTAGGGAATGAAAGCCACGCACGGAACATAGCTCTTTAGGAAGAGGTGCTTGCCGGAAACGAGGAGAGGGTAGTTGCATTCCCCGGAGATTTGTATCCATTTCTTACGGAACATAAGAGCCTTTAGTTCGCGGTATGACGCACGCTAAAAAAGGTGAATGACTATGTAGTTGTTCAATGTCGGGAGCTGTGAATGTCTCATTGAAGAAGTTTGATATGCGAAAAGTCCCACAGGATGCCGTGGTTATTTTTATTGGGCGTCGTCGCACGGGCAAATCCACACTTGTTCGTGATTTGCTGTTTCATCACCAAGATATGCCACTTGGGACCGTGATTAGTGGGACGGAAGAATCCAACTCCTTTTATGGAAAAATGATTCCCCCTCTTTTTATCCATGGCGAATTCTCGGCCATGATTTTAGCCAATTACGTGAAGCGGCAAAAGATGATTATGGGCCGTATTCAGCGAGAGCAACAAGGGGGTGGAAAGTCGCGACTGGATCCTCGCTCCTTTATGATCCTGGATGACTGTATGTATGATGATAGTTGGACGCATGATAAGAATATTCGGTATCTTTTTATGAATGGGCGTTGGTTAAAGGTATTCTTCATTATCACGATGCAGTATCCTCTTGGTATTCAACCAGCTCTCCGGACCAACGTGGACTTTGTATTCATTTTGCGCGAACCCTACGCAACAAATCGCAAGCGCATTTTTGACAATTATGCATCCGCCTTTCCCAGTTTTGAGTTCTTCTGTCAAATCATGGACCAGTGTACCCAGAATTACGAATGCCTCGTGGTGGATAATACGAGTCAATCGGCAAAGCTGGAGGACTGTATTTTCTGGTATAAAGCCGATCTACACCCCGATTTTCGTATCGGGGCAGCCGAGTTCTGGCAGCACTCGGCCAACTACTTTCGCGATAAACAGGAAGAAGATGATAATGCCTTTGATCCTATGAATGCACGTAAGCTGAAAGGGCCATCCATCAATGTTCAGAAAAAGAACTAGGGCTGTTTCTACCCCATCGTCCATAGGTATCTTAATTTTGGCACATCACGATAGATGAATATAGATCTGTATTCAATTGGCATTATAGCACTTCTTGCATTTTTATTTTTGGTCGCGGATCGTATAATCCGCATCAACCCCATTCTGGCAAGCGAGGGATTTCAAGTATACGGACAGCCTCAGCGATGTGGAACAGATTTAGAACCATGCCCATTTCCTAAACGCTGTATGAATGGATTTTGTTATAATACCAACGAACCCCAGCTTTATGATAGGAATCCCCTCCCGGTGGTCCCGTGAAATATGAGGAATCCTAGTAGATATGAAGGTTAGCAAAGGATATTCTCTGGTAGGCCTGCTCCTTGTTCTTGTCTTTGCCGTGGCGTTCCTCCCTGTAATCCGACGCACCTTTGCGCGTTCATTCCCCGAAGGCTTCCAGGCCAGTGGGGGGTTTGATTCTCGCAAGGGCGACTGCAAGGGTGTTACATGTAGCGAGGGTGAGTTCTGTCAGGAGAATGTCTGCCGCCCTGTGATGGCTGCTATTACGAATAATTACTTCCCTGAAAAATAATACAGAATCGTATCACAGAATAATAAATAAAACTTCTACAAGACGTTTTATTTATTAAGAGGAGGAGCTTCTAAAAATATCCATAGGCTCTCTCAAGGCCCAAATGAGAAATAGCGTGAACACCGATAGTAACAGAAAACAATAAGACTAACACGAGCATACGATAGGGGTCAAGGTTGCGCAGCTTATTCGTAAAAAATAAATATATCGCCAGAAACATCAATGCTCCACTGAGAATATGCGCAAGAATGGATGGGTGCATTATACTTATTACGCAGAATTTCCAGAAAGATCCTTCACTGTTTTACGGGCCATTGCAAGATCGGCAGGTCCCACGGAACTGAACATATCCGAGAATGATTCCGGTGAAGAGGTTTCATCCGAAATCATTTTCACACCCGCCTCCTCGGATCTCTTCGAAGTGTGCCTGCCACGCTGCTCCTTTTGGAACTGCTCGCGCTGCTCCTCATTCTCCTTATACTTCTTCATCAATGTATTCAGTTGCTCCTCGGCATATTCTTGCTCACCAATCTCGCTGGGCTCCGGATCCCATGGAAGCCATTTCCCGACTTCGCCTACAAAGATATTATGAAGTGTATCTTGGCGCTGGAGCTTCTTGGATCGGGCCACCGCCTCGCCTTGTGTCCCATAGACACCGCGAATCTTCAGACCACGAACCGTCGTTCGGAAATCGTTCTGTGCGTAAAATTCATCCTCCATCTTTGTCCTATTCGCAAACAGGAAGTCGTCATAGAGTTCCTTGAGCTTTGACTCTTTTAGCTCATGCTCATTGGTCTTTACAAAGTTGTGATAATCGTCCATGAGGGTATCCAGGCGGATTTTAGATTTACGACATATCTCTGATGCGCCGCTCAGATCCTGTTCTAGAAGTGAGTCGGCTTCTTTGTCCAGCTTTGCGTTAATCCCAGTCACAAGGTTCATGAGATAGGCCTCCAGATTCTTTGTCCGGCTCTGGAATTCGTATGTTTTGATAAATTGGTTGAAAAGGAATACATCCTTATTTGCAAGGACCTTCTCCGGACTGAGGAAACTTAGGAGACAGAACCTCTGTCCTGGGATCTCAACATCCTCTTCCAGAAAATCCTCGTGCGCGGGGCTTGACATTCTGTAGTAGGCAAGAGGCTTTGCTTTAGATGGAAAAAACGCAGGAACTCGGAAAAAATCTCTATGTGAAATATAGAAGTTATGGACGCCACATCCGAGATACTGAATCGCATGATCAAATATTTGGTGGAGGGTCTGTTTGTGGCAGTGGCTGCGATCTTTGTTCCTCGTCACCGACTCCCTTGGGATGAGATCCTCACCCTGGGTGTAGTGGCCGCGGCTGTTTTCGCCATTCTGGATGTGGTGAGCCCCAGTATTGGAGCTACGGCACGCCAGGGCGCTGGGTTCGGTATTGGCGCCAATCTCGTCGGCTTTCCAGGTGCCCGCCTGTAAGGCGAGTATGGAGTAAATATGATATATTCCCGAGACTTTCAGTGAAACTTCAAATAAAATCAAGGAAACGTATGGGGGGCTGTTGAAGGGCTCGTAGATGCGACAAATTTCACATGCCGTTTACTGGCTTTATGAACATCCTCATGATTCTTAGTGTATTTACCGCCACAATCACATGTATGTGATTCTGATAGTTTTTCACGATTCTGCTCTCTATATGCCTTCATGTATTCTTTCGCCTTCTCCTTGTTTTCTTCACGATAGACTTTTAGCTTTTCCTTAATGACATTCTTATTCTTTTCATAATATTCCTTGCCCCTCTCTTGTATGGCTTCTTTATTATCTTCCGCATACTTCTTACGCTTTTCCTCCAGATGCTCCTTGTTTTTCTCCGCCCATTCCTTCTTTCGCAGCTTTACTACATCCTTGTTGGCCTCAACGTACGCTTTTTGCTTCTCAATAATTTCTTCCTTGTGCTGTTCGTAATACGCCTTTTTGGTCGCCTTGACCGCCTCACGATGCTCTGCCGCATATTTTCTACTATATTCAGCCCTCTCTGCAGCATTTTCAATCCGGTAGTTTTTATGGTAGGCATCTACATTTTCTTTATTGGTTTGTATGTATTCACGATGTTGCTCGATTATCTTTTCCCTGTTGGTAAGGTAATAGTTAGCAACATTCTCTCTACGTTCTTTATCTGAAACAGATGCTCTAATATGATTTAAACAGTAAATATCGCCCAAGGACTCTTTAATATATTGATCTTCAAGCTGATGTAGGTGTTCCTTTGTATCACATGGATACTGCTCTACAATTTGCAGTTTTACATTCTCCCAGCCTATGGTATTAATGTGGGCATATACATTTCTATCGGGAAATATGGTAGAATCTTTTTTATGATTATTCAATCTATAACGTGGATGGTTGATAGTTGAACCAATGTAGTAGTAGTTATCAATACACTGTAGCACATATATTACAGCGCTCGGAAACTTCTTCGCAGGCATGACTGTTATCTGCTCGGGGACAGCCGGGATTTCCATATATATTATACCATGTGCTTTTTTTATTCCTTAAATTTTACGAGAACGAGATACAGCCCATATAAAACGCGTGGAATAGAGAGACAATCTCAAACAGAACGAATAAATTGCCATGCCAGATCGAGGCATATCTTCTCCCAGATCTTATCTTGAACATAGAGCTTGTCGCGATTCTTCAAGAGCGGAAAGGAAGAGAGATATTCGTCCAGTTCCAGCAACTCGCAGAATTTGTAAAGAACATAGGAATACGAAAGAAAATTGCTCCTGTCTTTGGGGCAATTTTTCTGAAAAGATGGCTGAATCTCTTTGAACATGTATCGCAACTTTTCCTCCACTTCTCTGCTCATCACTGGTGCGTGTTGCCCATTCAAGCGGTTCATAATATGCGGCACATGCTCGTAATATTTGTTATACTTGAGCTTTTTCAAAATCTCCCGCACCTTCTGGCGTGAGAGTGTTCTATAATCAAGAATACGCTCCTTTTTGAGTTCGGCGCAAATGGCCTCGTAGACTTCTTGTGGAATCTCCGTGCTTTCCTTGGCCTGGAATTGCGCCAGCCATTCATTAAAATGGTTAATACGTTTATAGGCGTAATAGGATACTTCGCGCGGGGGATCCTTATAGCTGGGTTTATCCGAATCAACGAGAACAAATTCCTGATATCCACATTCCGTGCATGTGAAGACGGCCTCATTCGCGCTAAATATCATCTCCTTCTGACACTTGTCACATTCCCCATATGGATCATTCTCAATTTCGTTGGATCCGCGGACATGTTCAGGGTGAACCATTAGTAAATATTTTTCTAATAGTTTGTCCCGCCCTTGCTGGCTTCCTTGCGGCGTAGTGCTTACAATTCGTGTTGGATTTTCTGTCGCAGCGGCGGATTCTAGAGCTGCTAGAACAGACCCAGGCTTCGATGCGACTCGTTTCATAAGAGGCTCTTCGCCTTTCTGGATTTTTTCCTGAATTTCATAATAATCATACAAGATATCACCGGTGTTTAAAAAATAGTCATATAATTCATTTCCTCCATTACGTTTTTCTATTTCTTTTTCCAGATCTTTTATACGCTTTTGAAACTGTTCATATACGACCTCATCCCGTGTTTCACGACATGATTTCTGTAGTTGAGACATTTCCTCCCTCAAAGATTCAATATCTTTTTCACGATCAAGCATATTTTGGACTCGAAGGGTGTGAAGCGAATCCAGCGTAGTTCTAGCTTCAGGATTGCTCCGTTTCGTGGGACGAATCTTAAAAAATGCATCCTCTGATGTCATTCTTCATTTTGTTGAGGATGTTCGTTTAGGCTATATTCGGCTGCGCGCTCTCTCTCTAAAAAAAGAAGTCCCCGGCAGACCCCGTGAAATAGTCAAAAAAAGGGCGAAAAATTCAAGATCTCCCCGGCTTCGCTAAAAATCTCCTGCCCCCGTGAAATTTATTTCTTGTGAAGGGGTATAAACAAATGACGGGTGGCGGTTTGATGCAGCTTGTAGCTTATGGCGCACAGGATGTTTACTTGACTGGGAATCCCCAGATTACCTTCTTCAAGGTGGTCTATCGTCGTCACACCAACTTTGCCATGGAGTCCATTGAGAACCCCTTCAACGGGTCTCCTGGCTTTGGCAAGCGTGTGACCTGCACCATTCAGCGCAATGGTGACTTGATCCACCGCATGTACCTGCAGGCCACTCTGCCTCAGGTCACCCTCCAGACCAGCGATGGCTCTGGTGCCCAGTTCCGCTGGCTCAACTGGGTGGGCCACAACCTTGTCAAGTCCGTGGAGATTGAGATTGGTGGCCAGCGCATCGACAAGCACTACGGCAACTGGATGCACATCTGGAATGAGCTCACCCAGGAGGCCGGCAAGCAGGGTGGCTACGCCAAGATGGTTGGCAACGTGCCCGTGCTGACCAACCTGCTGGTGCAGGGTGGTGAGCCTTGCGACGATGACTGCGCCGGTGGGGAGCCCAACTCCTCCAACGAGCAGGTCAACTGCGCCCCTGCCTACACCCTCTACATCCCTCTCCAGTTCTGGTTCTGCCGCAACCCTGGTCTGGCTCTCCCTCTCATTGCTCTCCAATACCACGAGGTCCGCATCAACTTGGAGTTCAACGACCTCCGCAACCTCTGCTGGGACGTCACCCCTCAGATCACCTCCAACTACCACACCATCCGAGACCGCGTGGCCGCCGCCAACCTCCAGGCCGCCTCTCTCTACGTGGACTACATCTACCTCGACACGGACGAGCGACGCAAGTTCGCCCAGGTGTCTCACGAGTACCTCATCGAGACCCTCCAGTTCACGGGCGCCGAGTCCATCACCTCCTCCGCCAACAAGCTCAAGCTGAACTTCAACCACCCTTGCAAGGAGCTTGTGTGGGTTGTGCAGCGTGATTCCTTCGTGTCTTGCGATGACACTGTGGTGAACAGCTGGAAGGGTCAGCAGCCCTTCAACTTCTCTGACTGGTGGGACCGCTCCGTGCTGGAGTCTGGTTACTCCGTCACCCGCGTGGAGGGCATGGCTGGCAAGAATCCTTGCGTCACTGCCCTTCTCCAGCTCAACGGCCACGACAGGTTCCAGGTGCGTGAGGGACGCTACTTTAACGAGGTGCAGCCCTACCAGCACCACACCAACGTGCCCGCCGTCGGTATCAACGTGTATTCCTTTGCCCTGCAGCCTGAGCAGCACCAGCCCAGCGGGACCTGCAACTTGTCCCGTATTGATAACACCACTCTGCTGCTGACCGTGTCCAACAACGCCGTTGGGTCTGTCACCAGCTCCTCCGTGTATGTGTTCGCCACCAACTACAACGTTCTCCGCGTCATGTCTGGTATGGGTGGTCTTGCATACAGCAATTAAAATTGCGGCTATTTGTATTGTGTTTTGTATATTTTTAGCGCGTGATTAAAATTTAAGAATATAAATCATCTATATAAGGTAGAACCTTCTACAGATGGGATTATTGAGTTGACGTGGAAGACCATCAGGTGATATAATTTTCAAACCGGCACTTTATTGTGGATTATCTTTTTTAGTTTCTTCAACATTTTCATTATCACTATTAAACCATTCAGTCGTATCATAATTATTATCAAAATCATCAAGTTGTTCAGACACAAATTTTTCTACAAACTCAAGAAGTTCATCAAGTTCATAATCATCATTCTTTAACGAAATAAAAGAATTAATCGCATAGATTATATTTTTACCAGCAAACCATAATTGTCCCTTTATTTCATCAGTTATATAATCCCCAAAGTGCTCTTTAAATATATCCTGATAGCCATAACCAAACTCCATATCGGCTTCAAAACTTAACCACGTATCAAACATTCTTTCATAGTTTTCTGAAATACAATCTCTACAATATGAAATGAGTGAATTTCTAACCAACTCAAACTTCTGCTCATACGCCATTTGAATATTATATGTGTATAACATTTAAGTGTCGGTTTGAAATGCCCGTTGGTCTAAAATAATACTATTATTTATTAAATATGATGATAGCCCTTGTAACACTCGCAATTGGCGATAGATACTTGGAAATATATTCCCGCCTGTTTCGTGCCTCACAAGAAGCCTACGCGAAACGCCATGGGTATGAATTCAAAGTAATAACCGAATATTTAGACGATGATCTCATGCATAAAGATCTTGTAAGTTTTCAAAAGGCCCTAGTATTTTCACAGCCATGGAGCTATGATTACGATATACTTATTTTCATAGACGCAGATATTTATATACGAGCCGACTCGCCACCCATACATACCGTGGCAGATTTCACAGAGAAGATTGGTATCGTAAATGAATTCGCCCAGCCTACAAAAGAACTACGGCTTGCCATGCAAGCAAGATGTGGATGGGAAACAAGCGCCACAGACTATTACAAATTATGTGGATTTCATCTGGAAACGGATGTCGCTCCGAACTCGGGCGTGATGATTGCTCGCCCTGCGATTCATGGAGAATATTTAAGAAAGATATATGAAACATACAAGGAAACTGCCATACATCATCCGAGAGGATATATATATGAACAGACAGTTATAGGATATTGCCTGGTGCGGGATGCCAAATATGTCTGTATTCCGAATGAATGGAATGGACTGTGGATGATTAACAAAATAATTTATCACGAGAAAGAGCTTCCTGCATTTATTGGGGAGACATATTTCACACACTTGGCTGGGAGTTTTCAATTTGACAAACTGTATGACTTTCTTTGCGCCCAATCCACCCCGGTGTCTAACCCCGCCCACAATAGGAATGGGGAAGGTATCGTATAGAACAGTGGGTGTCGCAACAATAGGGAGTATTCTCTTTAAAGGAATGTTAATTGAGTTTGTCTTTGACAGCGCGGATCTTCCCACAGTCAAAGAACACACATGGCATTTCGCATCTGGAAACTATATTGCCACATCTGTGAAAGTAGATGTATCGGGCGGCGAAATCAAAAAGCGGGAAGTCTATTTGCACAACTTTTTAATGAAACCCGGACCCAGCCACATTGTTCAGCACATTAGTAAAAATGGCCTTGATAATCGGCGTGAAAATCTGAGATGTATAGATGCATCCGTGGCTACGACGGGACATGCGAAGAAAAAGAGGAATGTGGAGCTGCCACCGATGTGTGGTATTAAACCGGAAGATATTCCGAAACATGTATGGTATGTGCAGGCGAACGGATATCACCGTGATCGCTTCGCCATTGAATTCAAGACAGAGGGGATTTTATGGAAGTCTACGAGTTCGAAAGAAGTGAGTCTCCAGGAAAAGTTGGAACAGGCCACGGCGAAATTAAAAGAGCTGTATGAACTCTATCCGCATTTGGATCCGAAACGGGAGGAGGAGAAGGTGGAGGCCTTAGACAGGAGCTTCAAGGAGATTCTTGCGACGACTCCATAACAACTTCCAGCGGGGCGGCATATTCACTATACGGCACAGCGGCGGAAGTGGGTCGGTCAAGTCCGAGCAACATCTGTAGAGCCTGAAAACGCCGATCCACAGGAGAACCGTTCAAACCCCGTGAAATCTGTTTCCAGCGCCATTCAAATTGGAGAGCTGCCCGATGATCTGGGAACCCGCGCACATGGCACACGCGCTCCCAGACGCGTCCATGAGTCGCTTTTGCTCCACCGGATTGAATCCCGTTGTGCTGTCGTAAGCGTCTGTCCAGATCCGGCGTAACACCTACATATGTCTTTTGAGAGCCTTCGTCGCAGGTTTTCAAAAGATAACAATTCCAGCCGGCAACTTCCATCTGATATACATATAGATGGAGTTCAAAGCCTCCGCAGATGATATCTTTAGGCTCGGTGATATTGGCGACTATAAACAGGCGGATGATATATTGCCTATTGCGTCGGCCACCGTGATTGCTATTAACTTTGCCACTATTCTTACACGCCTGGGTGTAATTGGTGGGAATAGTCTGAATGCTTATTTTGACACGTTTGGCCTGGAAGGTATTCTTGCGAATACGAGCTTGATTGTTATCCTATTTCAAGTGGCCCGATGGGGCTATACGCGATTCTACACGGAAACGGCGCATGCGTGGTCTCCTTTTGTATTCGTATGCGCTCTTATTGTGGTTCAGCTCATTCATGATGTCTTATTTTATTACGGTGCCATTAATTTGATACCTTCAGGGAATAATGAAATGATTGATGCTCTTAAGAAATATTCGAAAGAACATGGTCCCCGGGCCCTCGCAGCACACGCGGCTTTCTTAATCTTTGTGGGCGCCCTTGCCATGTTTTTCAAGGAGCGAAGCATGATATTTATATTTATCACCGTATCCCTGTCGCTTTATATGCTTCCGTATGCGGTGACAACATTTGGTCCTAAACCGCCACCCCCACCTGCCCCGGAAAAGAAGAAAGAGAATCCGGATATGGCTGGATGGAACGGCCCGAGATATTAAATCCTGCCATAGAATAGATGAGCGCAGAAAACGCTTCCTCGCCAACAGAGCAGGATGAATTTGGAAATGTTGTGAATAACAGTGGAGTTGCAAATAACTCGGCAGAAGTTTTTGCCAACAATGCTGCCAACAATGCTGCCAACAATGCTGCCAATAACTCGGCAGAAGTTCCTGCCAATAACATGGCCAACGCAGAAGTTCCTGCCAATAACATGGCCAACGCAGAAGTTCCTGCCAATAACATGGCCAACGCAGAAGTTCCTGCCAACAATGCCGAAGCAGAACTTGCCGCTAGTATGAATCAGGGTGAAAATATAGCTGTTCCTGCTTTACCTACGAAAAAGCCGATGAGTGCCGCCGCAAAATCGGTTCTGGACGATCGTATGAAAACGCTACATGATTTACAGGCAGCCTATACGAATGCATTCGGTAATGCACCCAAGGCACCCAAGGCCAAGGCCTATGAGGCATTCGCACTTCACAAGATTCGTAAAGAACAAGGTGAAAACGCGTTCCAGGCAAAGATGCAGGAATATATTGATAGAAATCAGGGGAAATTCGCATCTATGCCTCCAAAAAAGACAAAAAAGGTATCATTTCCAAATGTGTCCGCGGCGAATAACTCTACTCAAAAGAAGTCAATGGGTGCATCTATGAAGGCGATGGGAGAATCTGTGAAGAAGCTTGTTGATTCAATGATTTCCTTGGCGCAAACAAATAGCGGAGATGTATTTAAGGGACCTAGAAAAACAAGGTCTAACAAGGGGAAAACCCATCGCCGAACCCAGAAAGTAATGAATGATAAAATTGATAGTGTTTCGGGCATGATGTAATGTTTATAAGATCATGTCGGCATTCTTGAATATCGTAAAACCATCTGAACCCTGTGGCACTATGCCCCAGAAGCTTGCGATGGAGTTAAAGTTCGCGTTAGACCCCTTTCAGCAACACGCCGTAGCTGCAATAAGCCGCGATGAAAATGTTCTCGTAACAGCGAAAACGGGATCTGGAAAGACTTTCGTAGGTGAATACCAGATAGCACACAGCCTGGCAAAAGGTGGGCGTGTCTTCTATACAACCCCTATCAAGTCACTCTCCAATCAGAAGTTTGATGATCTCAAGCGCATGTATCCGAGTGTGGGAATTATGACGGGAGATATTAAATATAAACCAGACGCCGATGTCGTAATAATGACCACGGAGATTCTCAGAAATCTCCTCTTTAAACATGATTCGGCAACGAAGAATCTGGGAATTACCGCGGCGCTGAGCCTGGATCGTCTAGATGCGGTGGTCTTTGATGAATGCCACTATATCAATGATCGGGATCGTGGGGCCGTATGGGAGGAGACAATGATTCTTCTCCCCCGCGAAGTGAATCTTGTTCTTCTTTCGGCAACCATTGAATCCCCTGAAATCTTTGCGAGCTGGTTGGGTGAATTGAAGCAAAAACCCATTCATCTCATTTCTACACAATACCGAATTGTCCCACTTCTCCATGCCGTGTATCAGGGGGATCAGCTCGTGCCTATTATGGACGCGAAAGACCGATTTGAGGCCCAGAACTATAAAGGGTGGCTCGGATGGCGAAAAGGGGAGTTGAAAATGGCGGAGGATCACAAGGCATTGGTGGCCGATAGGAGGCGCGGAGGATATGAGGATGGACCTGTGAGCCGAAAGGGGGGTATCAAGGCGTATAAACACCAGATGAATGAATTGGTGGCTCGCCTTCAGGAACAGAATCTTCTCCCAGCTCTCTTCTTTGTCTTCTCGCGAAAGGATTGTGAACGATTCGCAGAGAATTCGGAACACACCCTATTGGATTCTTCGGACACGGCCTCTGTAAAACATATTCTTGATTTCCACCTGCACCGGTATGGCGAGAATTTATTGCGCATGCCACAATACAATACCTTGCGCCCCTTGTTAGAACGAGGGATTGCCTTTCACCACAGTGGCCTGTTGCCTGTTCTCAAAGAAATCGTGGAGATTCTCTTTGGCAAGGGATTTGTGAAACTCCTCTTTGCCACGGAGACGTTTGCGGTCGGTATCAACATGCCTACAAAGACAGTGGTCTTTACTGCCTACAGGAAATATGATGATGCGACGGGGGGGCAACGCATGTTAAACACGGATGAATACATACAGATGGCGGGGAGGGCGGGCAGGCGCGGAAAAGACGACAAGGGGCTCGTGCTATATCTACCCGATAGACATCCGGAAGATTTGGAGGATGTGCGGCGAATGATGACGGGGGCGAAATCAACGTTTCAGTCCCGCATGACCTTTCACTACGACTTTCTACTGAAGACGCTCCAGTCGGGGAACTTGGATTGGATAAAGCTCCTTCACCAATCCTATTGGTATAAAAGACATCAGGCGCTCCTCGCAGGTGTCTCGGCAGAGTTGAAAAAGGAGGAGAAAGCCCTTGCGGAATTTACAGTGACGCCGGCAGAGTTAGAGGCTATGGAGCAGCGCGAGGAGCTGGCCGCAAGATTGAAGGGGGCCGTAAATGCGGCGAAACGAGAGGCGCAGAAGGCATGGGGGGCGTGGGAGAATAGTCACATGGGGCCACGCTGGGGCGCTCTTGTAAAAGATGTCTGGCCGGCATATTGTGCAACACGGCGAAACATAGCGCAACTCATACGCGATCTGGATTCTATGGGAGATCCTACCGCGGGTGTGTGGCCGAGCCTACGGTCCTTGGGAGCAATGGGATTCTTAGAAGAGCCTGTTACCGACTTACGGCTCACGAGCCTGGGCACCATGGCAACAGAAATAAATGAGGGCCATCCTATTCTTATGACGCAGGCATATTCGCAGGGCCTATTGAAGGAGCTGAGCGCGGAGATGATTCTCGCCGTGCTGACCGCCTTTCTACAAGAGGGGAAGGAGATGCCTTCTCTCCAGTCATTGGATGTGCCTCAAGAAGTCATACACGCCCTAGAGAACATACAGAGAACAGCGAGCGAGAATCAGCGCTTTGAATTGAAACACCCCCCTCGCAATTCCTATTGGGAGTTGAATACGGCCTGGGTAGAGCCGGTATGGTTATGGCTTCAAGGTGCCACCCTACACCAGCTATGTATGGACTATGACTGCTACGAGGGGAATTTCACGCGGCTTCTATCGAAAGTTGGAAATCTGTTAGAGGAATTGCGTTCTCTAGCAACTCTGGCCAAGGACACGGAGATGCTAGAAAAAATGCGGGGGATGGAGGAAAAGGTAATGAGGGATATGGCGGTCTGTGATTCGCTGTATTTGAGGCTGTAATGTGCTTTTAGACTCATACGGATTTTAAATGAGCTTTTAATCAGAATCATCCTCAGAATCACCCTCAGAATCATCCTCAGAATCATCCTCAGAATCATCCTCAGAATCACCCTCAGATTCATCCTCAGAATCATCCTCAGATTCATCCTCATAATCACCCTCAGAATCTAATGTATAACCCCTATGGTGTGTTATAGCATAACAATCTGGAGAATAGTGACCTGGGCGACCACACCGATAACAAGCACCCTCTTTCTTACTTTTTTCCTTACACGATTTTTCATGAACGCCGCAACCCCATTCATCAGCATCCACTTCATATGGTATCTTATTACCTGAAGCGTCTGTTTTAGCATGACAATCTTTCACAAAGTGTCCTGGCCTTCCACATTGCTTACAAAGATCCTTTGCACCCCAAATCTCACGATTTAGAGTTTCTTTTTGAAAATCATCAAGTTCTATTTCAACATAAGAACCACCACGAACCTTGTCAATACCATATTTAGACATATATTCTTTTGTATATTTATCTTCATCAAAGTGACTGGCGTTTGGAATAATTTTTTCAACTGAAATAGGTTTGTATTTTCTTGTCCAGGCAGAAGCGGTTCCATTCAAATGCTGTTGTTTCCTTTTTTCTAGATTGTTAGTCTTTCCTACATAATATCTACCGCCTTCAAGGCATATAATATAAATTGTAGTTGTAGACATTTGTTGTTATTATAAGATATCATAACAAAAAACATCAATTTTAAGATTGAAAACCCTCATTTAAAATCCGCACGGGTCTAAACGGGCCCTGAGACTATAACTGGATTATCTACGGGGCATTTATCAAACGCAGGATGTAGGCCGAGTCCCAGCTTTCCAGAAGGGCCCTCTTGGCACAATGTCAGACAATCACTCGCATTCGACTGTGTTCCCAGTTCTTTGCTATCATCTGCATTTGTTTTATCCTCTGTGGGCACTCTGCGACCCAGCCAATCTTCGTAATAGTGCCGTCTATCTGTCAAAATAGGCCGAGGGCATCGTGTTGTAGGACCGTATATATAACTCGCCCTCGCCCACCAAAAGTTATACCAAATCCACCCACCATCTTTGGGAGCCGAATGACCTGCTTTATTCAGTTTTGGCTCCGATGCGAATCGTTCTATGATTTTCTTCCAGGGTGTTATTACCATATCCGTGAGCATTTTATTTTCCGCCGTTTTCACATTATTTTTATTTCCATTACTCATCCCCTTTGAGTGAAAATATAAAATCACACTCTTATCACTCTTTGAAGGATCTTCTTCATAGATAGACTTGGCAGTATCCCAGACCTTTCGGAGACCTGGATATTCAAACGCATTCCCTCGTTCGCCGTGAATAACGACTTTCTTTTTAATGATATCGGACAATCCTTTGATATTCCTTGTAGCCTTGTCCAATTTAAGAATAGAGGAATTGTTGAAATTACTGCTCTTCGGAGCTGTAATAACAATATCAATCCTTTTTGCGGCATCCGCGAGACCCGTATCATTCAATTCTTTTATCTGTGCCAAAATCAAATTCTTTGCGCGTGAAGTATCCCAGTTTTGATTTCCTACATCCATATATGCAAAATATACAATGTATATATCTGGCTGAGAAGCAGAAGAACCACCGCGTTGCTTTTTACGCGTTCCCGCCCTTTTTATTCTTCTAGTTTGCTTTGGCTGCATTCTACTATAGCCCTAGAAAATGTGCCAGAATGCCCATGCCTTTTTGCCCGAAGGGGTAGAACGAATATGTTTGATACATTCACGGCACTGTCTTTTCAGCAATTAAATATAATATGAAAAGGTATAGATATGGCGGAAGATACAGAAGAGGGGGCTTCGTTCGGGTGGTCCTCCACGATAGATGAGCTCCTTGCATCCTGGTGTGATAATGCCAAATGTTATGAATGGATGCATAACGAGTCCTTTTCTCTTTTTAACAGACGTTCCAAACAATTCATGATCACGATAAACACATTGACGGCAGTCGCTGGCATATCCAATATGATCGCTGGTGGGATAACTATAGATGGATTTCAGTTCGCATGGATCTTTGGGGGAATTAGTATAGCAGCGTCCACCCTGAATATTCTACAGGACAAGTTGGGATATCAGGCGTCTAGCCAGCTTCATAGAAAATTAGCGAGTGATTGGGCAAATATCCGATCCAAAATAGAGGAAGTTATTACAATTCCCTATGCCGCCCGAAAAGATTGTAAGACGTTTCTCAAATATGTCAAGGCAGATTTGAACAAGGCTATCACAGACGGGAGCTCCTTGATTCCAAAACGAATACGCCAAGAATGTTACGACAAATTCAGTGCAATATCTGATTTTGATGTCCCAGATATATGTGGAAAAATGGAACACACCCGCATATTTATCTCGAAGCAGACTCCCCTCTTAGCATATGAAACACCCAGCCCGTGATGCTAAGTGTGGTTATGAACATAAGTGTTAATCCACCTATGGCGAGAAAGATGGCGTAAAGATCCTTGGGTTGTAATTCCCTGAGAACCCCTATAATTCCGAGAACTGTAAGAATAATTGCTACAACAAACACGTAGTATATTTCCCTATACTTGTACATTCTTAGGAGCTTGTAATAGTTTCAATGGGTTCCAATTTTAGCACGAGCCGTCGTTTCCAATTCCGCTTCGTGGCATCGCAGAAGTATTGAATCGCCACGACACTCCCTGGGTCAAAGCTGCTCGTATCCGATTTCACAATACGCCCCCAGGACGGTATCCATATTCGCCCAAATTCTGCGATAGTCCCTTTCAATGTCTTATCGTGATTCGTTAAGAGCGCACGAACAAATACCATATCGCGTTCATAGACCTTGAAGGATTTGGCTCTTGTGTTCATGTGCTTTATGCTAGCATTTGCCGTGTGTCCTAGAAGAATCATTTGATTTACGCAATCGGGCCAGCGACGAATAGGAGAGCTCGCATGGCAATAGACATCCTGGCCGAGTCCCCAATGCCGCGTATCGTCTTCCGTTGCCGCACAATATTCCCCTGCAGCCATGGCAAGTTTGTCGGCAGGAAGTCCGAGGCGTTCGTATGTATCATATCGCGCCTGATCTAGACCCGCATGTCTCCGTAAGACACCGGCGCCCTTTTCCCGTAAGACTTTGGCGGCTTCCCGATTGTAAAGAAGCATGAGCTGTTCAATCCATTCGTGTGAATCTGTCACCGGTCTATTCGCGATTCCACTACAGATTTCTTCCAATTCCGATGCGAACATGGACTTGCTAACGGAATGATATGTGAAACTTTGAGTTACGCGTATCATTTCCAGGCTCCACGTGAAGGCCTCCAGCTTCTTTTCAGCCTTGTTCCATACACAGCGCAGAGTTACAGCGCGGCGATCTTCGCCAGGAAGAAGGGAGAAGATCCCCTCGGATAATTCAATAGGAAACATGGGTCGGATTGCCACACCATCCCTATAGAGGGTTTGTCCTATTTGTTCTGCCTTCGATATTAACTCCGGATTTGCTAAAAGCCAGGAGGCGACATCCGCGATATGGATACTCACTTCTGTTTTTCCATCCAGTGGATTCAGCGTGATGGCATCGTCTATATCTTTACATCCTGGTGGATCTACATGAAAGGTGATTCCTTTCATATGAGTCTCTATGGGTGTCGGCGACACAAGAGCCTCCAGCTTCTTCCAACGTAGGGGACTCGCCTGAATTGCGAGAGCTTCTTCTTCAGTCGCCAAATCACCCGCGACTCCAAGAATTTGTTGGAGATTCCCACGAGGACATGTTTCCGTCCAATGCGCAAAATCAATAATGGCGAGGACATTTTGGGATGTATCTTTGTGGGCGGATCCCACATAAAAGGGCGGATATGACTCTGTAAATGGGCTAAATAGATAGATGGGGTGATTCTTGGAGGTCATTCCATACCGATATTTGCTCGCAAGTTCCAGTGTTCCTACAATGTTTCTGTGGGGTGCTCTCTCGAGTATCTCTACCACTCGCCCGTCCTCTACCCTAACTCGGTCTCCAGGGAGAGCTTTTGCGGCGGCGCTGGCCCCTTCAAACTCTACATCCCCTACACAAAAGTGTTTATAATCCTTCGTTTGTAGCATACTTGCGAATTATTTACGAGGCAAGTCCAATTTTCGCGCGGCCAAGTAGTGCTTTCTACATAGGGCTTCATACTGGTCCTCGTTGCCGACACTGATTTGTGTCTGAGGGGCCCATGCCCTCCTATAGCTGAATATGCCATGCGTGCCATCGGCGCATTGTGTGCAGTATGCTTTGAATTTTCTTATGTTATCGGCGTAGGGAACGAGATCAATGATTTGTCCAAAGGGGTTTCTTTCGGAATCACCGTCAAGGCCTACACATATTATATCCTTTTCGTATGTATCTACAGCAGTGACAACAAAGTCCTTGAGATCAGTGAAAAACTGCGCCTCGTCTATAATAATACATTTCGCTTGGTGAAACTGTTGGGATTCTAGGAGTGGTAAAAGAGTGGAAACGGCGATGGCGGCATACGAGTCCCTGTCATGACTGACTACTTTGGACTCCATTGTGTATCTTTTATCCATGGAATTTGTAATACACAGTGTCGGGCGTTCTATGAATCTATTTCTACGGAGTATGGTAATAATAGAGGATGATTTACCTGCAAACATGGGGCCTATGTATAGCTCCAGACTCATTGATACCGCTTACCTAGAAATAAGATGGGGTGTTTCTTCCGTGGTTCCTAGACCAGTAGAACCGAAACTCCCTTTGGTCGTTATGGTTCTACTTACCAGTAGAACCGAAACTCCCTTTGGTCGTTATGGTTCTACTTACCAGTAGAACCGAAACTCCCTTTGGTCGTTATGGTTCTAC